AACCTAGCCACATGCCTTCGTTGGTTGTTGGGATGGATAATGCGAACGAGTCGGAGTCATTTACCCCTGCCTCAAAGTTTTCTGGTTCCCCTACCTCGCTTAGCCATACATGCCTTGCGTCTTCCTTAGTGAACCCGTATATCGCTCGCTCATCAAAGAAGGTGATTGACTTAGGCCAGCCCCTTACATTAGACCACGAACCCTCCGCCCATCTTGTTGTAGATACATTATCAGGAGGGGCTATGATCGAAGTAGCAGTAGCTCTAGTCTGTGATAATACTTCTGTTATCTTATAAATGCTATCTTGAGTAGAGCTATCCACAAGGAATGTTGCCTCTACTGTCCCTGCGGTATATGCTGTGACATTAATCCTGTATTGAACTCCATTGTCTTCTTCAACATCAGACTTCTGGGCATTGAATGAACCCTGTCCGGCTGACATCGTAGAGACATAGGTTCTGAATGTCTCCCAGTTGATTCCGTCTGCCAGTCTCTGTATCTCTACTGTCGCATCCCAGTTGCCGGTGGTAGTAAATGTCCAGCTACCTTTAACATCTATCGCTTCACCAATAACACCTTTAGCTGTCGCTGTTCCTTTTGTGACAGTCTTAGCCCGTTTATGTGTGATTTTCCATAAGGCATCAATATGCCCTGAGTCGCCTTCTACGAAGACCTGCCCTGAACTTTGCAGTGTCACCTCTCCGCTATCTACATTGATTAACGGCGTTGCGATTCCTGCTGTTCCGGTGACGGTCTCGTTTGTGTATATTGTTACTGTTGTTCCGGTATAATCTGTTGCCGTCGTAGAGCTAACCGTGTATGGTTTATTCCCAGAAGTAAAGTTTGTAGAATAAAACCTTTGATTGGCCTGGAATAGCGATGATATATCCGTTGAACTTTCTATAGTAAACTTGCCTATCCCAGCAATACCTGTTGTGTGGGTGGCTATATCATATCCAACTACGTTACATCTAACTCCGTTGTCATTAGCAAGGTCATTTCTCTTAATAAACGGACCGTCTTCAAAGCTAATCTTATCTAAAGAGAATGTGGTGGCAGTAGTTCTGGTCAACTTCCTTGGATTGTAATTGTTATGGGTCAACCACATAACATCAGCAAGCTGGTCAAACTGAAGCTCAAATAGGTCTACCTCAAGGTATGGAGTGACTACTGATGTTATAAATTCGCCATCAAAGTAAACATTAATCACCTTGTTGCCGAACTCAAGTTCGTAAGAAATAGAGGATGAATAGATGAATGGAACCATCCTTGACACAACGCCATGATTGTCTACATTGGCAATAAATTTAGTGCCAGGTCTTCTCTCTGCTGGGCCATAAATCAAAGGCAGCATGTTGGTAATAGTCCTGCAACCACCATCATAGCCTTCTACATCAGACCTGCGGAAAGCTTTTGGAGAGAACTTGCCTTTGTTGAATCTTAATATTGGTATGTTAGGCATTATTCTCCTGGTCCATATACATTGATAATCTTGTAAGCAGAACTCGTAAGTCCATCTAATTGCCCTGATATTGAAATCAAAGTGTCCTCGCTTGTTCCATTCCAGTATATCTCGCCCTCGGCTACAGCAAAGTCTGCATCCAGCGGTACACCTGTCTCTTGCAAGAACACGGCTACCTTGTAGACAGCCTCGGTAGTTATATTAGCACTCGTATCAAAGTCGCCTATAAAGTGGCCATCAGGTGCGTTCTCTGCCATAGCTACGGCGTAGTCAGAAGCATCTCTTCCGCCTGTTCCCCATACCTCCGAGGATGCACCGTTAGTTAGGAACACATCTCCACTGCTGTCCCATCTGCAATGGTATAGAGTTGAACCTGTATTGTATTCGTGTGCTATTTCGTTAGCCATTAGCTACCCATCTGTGAGTCAATTCTACCGCCAGTAAAGAATCTGGCATCATTCCAGAGGTGTCTATCTGCTTTGCCTCTTGTATTTGTTTCCTGTCTGTCATTTGCTCTGACTTGTTTCATTAGCGGAACAAGGTCTTGCTTAACATCTTGAGACAACTTCACGTTAGCTCCAGCCAAAGGGCCGACGAGTTTCTTAGCTATAGTTAAGACTAGTACTTCAATAAACAAAGAATCAAACTTAGTCGGGTCAGTAATCCTCTTGATATATCTGAAGTCTATTGATCCCTCGTTCGTTAAGAGCCTGTCACCTTCAAGAGCATAAGAGAACCGTGAGTTCCTTGTCTGGACTCCATCGTAAACAGACTTAGCTCTCATCATGTCTGAGGGTAGGATGAATTGATTGTCCCACTCATCGCCTTCTGGGTCTATCGTATCTTGAGACAGCATCACTCTAGTAGATGCGAACCTCCAGTAATGAGACCGTATAAGGGCATCCCTTGTTTGTTCATAATGAAGCCTGCACTGGATTGCCTGCGGAGAACCATCGGTTTCTAGGTTGTTAATTCTCTTTGCGCCAATCCTGCCTAAGCTCTGGTTACAAATCTCTGTGTTACTTGCCATATTGACCTCAAAAATAAGGGGCGAGCCGAAACCCGCCCCTGTTATACTACGACAGATTCATGTTAATGAGAGACGCTTCACCTACAGCTCCAACTGCTACGCATATTCCAACAGGAACATCGTCAGCCAGGGCATCGTTAAGATGAATTGTGCCAGCAACAGAATCAGACAATACTGCAACATCACCAACAACAATAGTATCAGTGCCATCAACAAGTATTGAAGCCAGGCCACGATACTGTGCCCAGTAGTAGTTGTTGACAGGCACAATAGTAAGTGCCACTCCAGCTACATCTGATACAGTAGTAGTAGCACTGACCACAGTCAACGCCATCTGATTTGCATACAGAATAACATCGTCAGTAGCAGCAATAGCACGAACAAGACCATGCGGATCAGAGAGCGTTACGCTCATAACTGTATCGCCTGTTATCCATACATTGGACTTAATCTCATACAGGTCGCCCATAGCAGCGCCACCATCGCTTACATGGAGCCATCCGTCTATTAGCGAGCCATCGACCCATGCGTTTCCGGTTGTCTGTAAAACGGTAAACGTAACCTCGCCAACACCGGCCCCATGACCAGTCTGGATAGTAGACGTGATCGCTTGCGCATCTTGTGCAGCAGCGGCATTTACTAGATTCTTTGCTAGCTGTGTAGCACCTGCTCTTGCGTAGCGGAATGTTCTACCGTCAGCCTTTTCGTAGACAGCGCCAAGCTTATGCTCTTGGGTTGCACTGACTTCGTAAACGCCCTGCTTAGGTTCCGCACCGGAGCCAAATATAGCCGTATTATCAAAATTATCTTGAATAGTACTCATAATAACTCCTTTCTACGAGATTTTCATCAACGCTTCGTGCACTTTAGCACCTTCCAGACGAATAGCGCCTGCATCCATTTCCGAGTAAACCTGAACCGAGTAATTCTTATCATCTCGTTCAGTGATTCTCGACGTAATATTCTCAGTCGTACCAAGAATAAGTCCATCTTCTGCCCATGCGAAAGTTCTTGAACAAGAACCATCGGTGCCATCGGCTGGTAGACGGTTGGACCAAATCCACTTGAATCCCATGTACGAGTCAACCTTACCGGTCATCAGAGTCTTAACTACATTAAAGTCAGAGCTTCCAACTTCTTCGAGGTCCAGCATATCGGAGATTTCCTGCGGAGTGACGCACCAATACTTGGCAATGTCAGCATCGACATCGTCTTCGTTGAACGTCTGCATCATCGTCAGCATCTTAGCAAGGGTCATTACTGTCTCGGTCTGTGGCGTAGCCAGTGTTCCAAGAGCAGTGATAGTTCCATCACCATTCATGCTGCGTGAGTCGTCCTTAAACGCGATGGTTGTTCCACCGGATTGACCGGTAGCGACATCAGCATAAACAGAAGCGATGATAATATCATCTTTCTTTCTACCGAGTGTCATAGCCTGTGCGTTAGCGTAAGGACTCTTAGGGTCAATTAACATTCTGAGACTGTCTGCGTTATCCAAGAGAGTCGCCGTATTGTAAGGCACCGGTGTCAACCGACGTCTACTATGCGGAATCTCGTTCAATGGTGTATCACCATGACGAGTTGTAATCTCTTGGGCATCAGCTTCACCGAGTCTTTCAAAGTAAGCATTGCGTGCATTTGATACTGTCTCATTGCGAACGAAGCCCTGAAGTTTAGAGCCTTTCTGCTGTGAGAGCATGTATACCAATGCGGAATACTGTTCTGTGAAAGCAGTTGTGACTGTACTTATAGCCATTTCTACATTCCTTAATAGGAGTTACCATTAGTCGTCATGGCTACCTCCAACAAGGAGACCTGGACTACATTTCTGGTCTGCTAGACCACCGACCTTGCGGCTACCGGTTACCCGACAAGGGTATTTATTCTGGGTATGCTTCTGCGTTCAATGCTGCTATTTCTTCTGTGATCTGTTTATGTCTAGCCGGACTTGTTTTAGCAAGCTCTCCGGTGATATAACCAGCTGTGTGCATTAATTCTTCTGCCTTTGCTATAGCATCCATAGGTGTACTCTTTGTGATACTAGCATCTATAATCTTATGTTCAACAAACTTGGCTGCAATGTCAGCAAGGAAGTTAGCTATCACAGGATTGTTTCCGACCTGCTCTAGGATAGCGGCCTTATTTTCTTCGCTTACATTGTCATTAATCATGCGATTAGCTAGATGCAGTCGTTCTTCATAAGCCCCGCCCCACTCTTTCTTGAGTGCGGTTTCGGCATCAGTCATCTTCTGGGCTTCTGCTTGAGCTATTGCATCCTTCATTCCAGCTATACGGGCGTCATCAAGTGCTATTAAGTCTTGGACATCTTCCTGTCGCCAGCCTTTTTGGTGAGCAAACTCTTTGATTGATGTCTCGAACTCTTCATTAACTTCCATTCCTTCGATATGCTCAAAGGTGTAATCGCCAGCAGTAGCTGGTCTGAAGTTATCTTTAAATGCATCCCACTCGACATCTGTTGAATCAGCATTCGGCAAGGAAGTCATATTCTTGCCAATCATCTTCTGTGCATTAACTAGTTGCGAAGCAAGTCCCGCAACATTCTTAGTACTCTTGAGCGTGAGGTCGTTCCGTAAATCCTCATGTACTCCCAGCCCTTCCATCCAGCCTTCGTTTAAAATTCCACCTTCACCTACATACGAGACTGTCTCAGTCGCTACCTGCGTTTCTTCCGCAGACGCTTGTTCAGCTACCTCTGTCATCTTTTACTCACTTTCTGCTTAACCTTACTTAAGTCTTTATTTAACTGTATTCTTAAATACAGAATAACGCTTCTCATTCCTTCTTGGTATGCTGTGTGTAGAGCACTATTAGCTGTGTAGGTTGGCTCATTCTCTCTACATTTCTTCGACAGCAACTTTAATACCCGTTCGCCATGCTCGGTAGCGAATGTTTCTTTTATGTCCTGTGCATCTCTTTCCTTCTGGTCTTTATCCATTGTCCGTTCCCATTAATGCGGCAGCAGGAGAACCCTCTTCAGGAGCCTTTGTAGTCCCAGGGTAAACCTGTCCAGCTGTCTGTAGCAATGCAAGTTCCTCTGCCTTCTGTTTATCTAATGCACGCTTCTCGCGTTTAGCATCACGCTCTTCTACTGAAGCTATATCCTCTTCGTTAACACCAAGTACACGACCCATCCTGCGGAGAGAGCTATCGAAGTCAATGTTGTCTACAGCGCCAGGGCTGATTGCTTCTGCTTCACCTACGAATGCTATCCACTGCTGTGATGCTTGGACCTCACTGCTCTGTAGAGCAAGTGATAATGGGCCTATGTATTCTACCTTGAATCCAGTTCCCTGTAACTCTTGAGGCGGTGGTGGTATAACGCCGTTCCTTAGCAGCAACATAAGCACCCTTGAAATCTGAGGCGTAAGTAGTTCACTTTCTATTCTACCTACAGGTGCCCCAATAGCTTTAAAAGCTTCTATCACCCGCTGGCGTATCTCAAGCTCATTCCGTCTGTCACCAGTAAGTCCAGTAAGCGGAGCAAACGCATGTGAGATATAAGCGTCCTTGATTACCTGTCGCTCTGCTTCTAGTATGTCTTTAGTAATGGGGAAGTTGCCTCTCGCATCACCTTGTATGGCTCGTATTGAACCCATCTCGGTTACGAAGTTCAATGCGTCAGCAGAGCAGTCAACCTCTCCATCAAATGTATCTAACACTTCTTTAGCAGGTCTAGCCCAGTTATTACCAACCATATTAAAGTCATGCTTCATATCGTTAACTTGACGTACCTGTGGATTAATCTCAGTCCCTATCCCTCGCCCCCAACTCTCTGTTGAAGACTTCTCCCATCGTGGTACACTATTAGGGAACTCCTCGAATCCGCCTTCTTCTACAATCATCTGATCCTCTACACATGCTATCACTGACTCAAACGGCATGTTTAGGTTATCGGATAAATTCGGGTTTCTTTTCTTTCTTGGCCCTATCCGCTGGACGAACCAGAACTCCTTCTCTGCTCCCTCTGGTGTTTCCATAGCCTTAACAATAGACTTGCTTGGATTCTCGAACGCCTCTGTTGCTTGGTCAGCAGTAAACGGGAACCTCAGCAGGATTGTATCTACCTTGCCAAGGTGGTTCTCAATTATCTCATAAGTCCCTATAGCAAAGTCACGGAAGTTAAGTTCGGTAACAAACTCAGACATCATGTTGCCTGTGCCAAATACTACCAATGACCTTAAGGTCTGAACAAGTTTCAAAGGGAAGTTAGAAGCAAACAGCTCATCGTGAAGTATCTCGGTGACTTTATTTAAATACCGCTTAACAGAATCAACATCTTGCAACTCTCTGTCGGTAGGCTTTAGTGCAAAGAACTTCTGACCAGGAGGCATTATGTTCTGAGCAAGACCCGAAGAAGTCTTCTTGGATTCCTCTTTAGCAGTAATGTCATAGATACGAGCAGTCTTCTGCCTACCAGCTGTCTGCCGGTCAACGATCTGATTCTCTGTTGGGTACTGAAGGTCAGCGGTGTCCTGCCAGAGGTTCCTGAAGTTAGCTGACTCAGAGCTACCTCGACGACGCTCTTCTTGTTTTATGATTTCAACTGCAAGCTTGTCTGCCATGATTTATCCTAAGACTGTTTTCTTTTTTGTTTTCGGCACAAGGTCGCCTGTTACTATGCTCTGCTGTATAAGCCCACCCTTGGTTCCTTTACGGGCCTGTTCTGAAGCCTGAGTTGTATCAGCAGTAGCCGACGGAGGAGTTATTGCCTGCGGTACAGGTGGTGCTTGTACTGGCTTAGGTGGAGCTGTTGCAGAAGATAAAACCTTAGCTGCTGCAAAGCCGCCTATTGCTGGTAGTATTAGTGGTGCTAGTGCTCCCATGTTAATCCTCTATCAAGTTTCCGTTTTCGTCTCTTGGCCATATGTTAAGCCTGTTCTCACCAATGCCACCAACAAGGCCGCCTGCAATAAAGTGACTACCCTTGCCAGCCATGCCCCATTGCTCTTTAGGTAAAGTATTTCCATTGTGGTCGCACTTGCCTTGGTGGTACTTGCTTACTATGGCATCTTCTATTTGTTTTGTGTTACTCACTTCGCTTCGCTTTCTTCTGCCTATTCTTTATCCGTCCTACCGTAGAAACCTTACCGCCGCTTGCTGCCAGCATGAAATAGTTCATACTATTGCGGTAATGTTCGTTCTTGCCTTTATACCTGAATACACTAGTACCCGACTTCTTATTGGTCTCAAGGACCTTATAAGCACCACACATCTGCTTAGCATACTCCTTCAACTCAGGGCTGAATCTTGGTATGGTTAACATACCAGGAGTAGTGACCAGTCGGTGGGTCTTGTCGAATATCTCTGTTCTGTTTACTGCAACGATACCAGTCTTGTCGTTATAGACAGTACCCTGCGGGGTTGACTCCTTATACTCACACAGGAACGTCTTAAACTTGGCATCCTGCTGAAACTTCCTTGCACTGTCCTCGTATGGCCGTATATCGACAACAGCACTCTTAACATTAAACCGGTTAGCCATGTCCATTATATCCTGCCATGAACTGAGCTGGGCTGTCTTTAAGATAGTATACTGGTCGTTACCTGTCTTTAATCCTATGACCACATGTTTGATCTTGCCTACATCTACACCCATAGCACAAGGACCGTTATGAGAACTAGGCTGCATATTAGGCCCACAGCAGTTATACACCTGGGCTTCAGTGAGTCTGTCCTCTTCTGCTATATATGGTAAACCCAACCTGAGTCTATATACGTCAGCCAGATTCCCTTCTGGAGGGTTGATATAAGCTTCAAGTATCTCGGCAGGGTCGTTGTATACACTAGTAAGCTGGCTCCATCTATATCCATGCATGTAATCTGAATTAAGACGAACAGAGGGAACCCACTCTCCGTCCCTGATGAAGACTTCTTTTCCACATTTATTGCAACCAATATACCCTGTCCCGTCCTTACGTATCTTAACACAGTCAGGGAAACTTAGTTCAGCACAAGTCCACTCACCACAACCGCACTTCCGAAACCAATGCCGCTGGTCTGAGGTACTAAATATCTTATCTATACCCTCGCCCGGAACCAAAGGGTTTGATATAAACACCTCCTCCTTGACGTGAGAATGACCCATCCTGCCGCGGGCCTTCTCTATGACCTCTTCGTCCATCATGTCCAGTTCGTCGAACTTAATAGCATCGACAGGAATACCACGCATCTTGGATGATTCGTTCTGGTCACTTATCTTCTGGCTTAGTCTTGCTCCACGCAGGTACAGGAAGGCATCGTGTATCTTCTTGAGTGAAGCGGTGTCAGTACCTTTGCCACCACTCTTGACATACTTACCTATAGCTTCCTTGTTAGCAGCAATCAAAGGATTAAACCTAGACTTACTGAAGTCCTGAACATCATCAGTGGTGGGAAACATATACAAGTCCCCAGTCGGATGATGACCAAATATCATTGCATGTAAAGTCCGTAAGACCTCTATCTCAGTGAAACCACCCTGAGTAGCCTTCATATAACAACGCCTACGGACCTTGGAGGTAAGAGGCTCTAGCTGGTATTCGTGATCCTTAAGGGAAAACTTACCGCTCTGGAGCCGTATCTGCATTAAGTCCTGTGCCCAGTATGCTACATCTGTAGATGCTATTTGGAGCGGGGTTAAGTTCACTTATACTCCCCACACAGGTAATCAATCGTAATCACACTCTTCTTGGGGTAGCGGTGGCAGTGGAGGCTAGTTTTGGATTTGTACTGGCAGGTGGCGCAGGTGGGGATAACCTTCGGTACAACCTTAACTGCCTTAGTAAGCCTGCTCGGCTTAGAGCTGCCTTCTGCTATAATCTTCTTAATAGCCTTATCTATCTTCTTCTTCATTCTCTTCTTCCTTTAGTGATAAACACCCTTGTACCAATCAGCCTTAGTCTCTTTGCCTACTGTGACAGGACCGTAGGTGGGACCGACATATGTGGTGAAGCCACCGCCAATGCGCCTGAAGTTGCCCTGAATATCATCGACCTTGCCGTCGAGACAAGCCTGCATGTAGGAGTCAGACTCGATTTCCTTCATCTTTGGGTCAGTAGACTTACGTGACTTCTTAGCCACACTCTTAACCTTAGCCCTATCCTTCTTTACCTTCTGCCTGATCCGATATGCCTTCTGCTTCTCTTGTGCTGATAATGCCATCTCGTTTCCTTTCGTGGTAACGGTTTCGCTAAAATAAGTCTAGTATTAGCAATGGGTTATGGTTACTGTTTTTACGTATTGATGTAATTGCCCTAGTGGCGGAAAAAAACGTTACCAAAGGCTGATATTAGACTTATAATAAAGATGCATCCTAACTCGTATTCGTGGTAGGTTATGGATAAGAACATACTTGTATTGCCTTAATTTGAAATAAAATACTCGTGGGCTTATGCTATACACCAACCCGCCCATCATGGGGGCAATGCCATTTCTACCCCTACCCCCGCTTTAACTTCAGCTCTGTCCTAGACTTAGCTTCGGCCTGCGCCCGCTTGAAGGCTATGAATTGCTCTGCTTCCTGCTGCTGGGCTGCGGTAAGGTCTATCTCTTGTTCGGTGGTAGTCTCACCTTGTCTATCCCACAGCTTGAGGTGCTTGCCAAGCAGGTCCAGGGCCTTGTTCTGGTCAGAGGCTGTCCTGCTTAGCACCTTGTCGGCGTCTGTGGCCTCCTTAACGCCTGCTATTAGCATGAGCCGGTTGAGGATAGCCTTAGCGTCCAGCTTAACCTCAAGCTGTTTCTTAGCCCTTACAGCAGCTATTTGCGATTGCACCCCAACATAATCCCATACCCGCTTAGAGTTGGCATCAGTATAGCTCTTGCTATAATTAGCCTCTATCATAGCCCTAGACCATGTATAGCCTTCAACTGGCTTAAGTATCATGTTAGCTATATAGTGATCAGTTGCTATTTGTGCTCTGTCACTGATTTTAGTCTTACTATCAGTCATTTATCTTGTCTTTATCTTTCACCACCTATGCCTATTACTAAGCCATAATCGGTGATTTTGTCGGTTAATAGAGTAGTTTACTTATTACTTTCAAAATAGTTCTTGCAATTGTTGTGGAATAGGTTAAAGTTTCTATTAGTGTTAGTCGATACTAAAGCATAACAATAATGTTAACCAGTTAAGGAGTTAGGCCATGACAAGAGTTATATTTAGGAAATTTAAAGAAGGCGATATAATAGCCCTATTCCCAGATAACGCCTGCACTCAGAATATCTGTGATTGTGAATCTTATATGCACATAGGCCAACACGGGGCAGCTAGTGTTAGTATTGTGAATTGGACTAAACCGGCAAGCAAAGAGGAATACCAAACCTTATATCAAGAGTTAATCAGTATTGGCTATGATCTTGAACTGGCCAGCCGGTTCTCTTATAAGTCTATGTTGCTCCGTCGCGAGCAGGTATTAAGTGTTTAACCCACCTCAACCCCGAATCCAGCTCATACCGAAGACTACTTCGGCGGGGTATTAATTAGAGTTTACTTATTTAAGGGATAGATTATGGCAGATTTAGGACTAGATACAATTTACTGGCGCTTTGCCAAGGATATTAAGATGTACTATGGCGGTTCTTACGAGATCACCGAAACCAAGTTTAATGAGTACCGGCTTTGGGATTGTCGCAAGATGGAACAAGTAGGCCTCTATCGTGGTGTTGATTCTGCCCAACAGGCTGCCGAGTTGCATAAACAAGGACTAGCTATTACATCTTGACTTCCACCGCCTCACCACCGCCCTGCAACAACCCACGGTTGCTATTGTTCGACACTATAGGCGGTATTAAATGAGCCATAAGGCTAAACTAATTCTTCACCACCAATTAGGAGTATGTATTATGAGCAATAGAATAACCCAAGCAGACCTAGAAGGCCAAGTATTACGGATCAACCGGCTTATGGGCCAACCTGAAACCACCTATACAAAGCAAGCCGGCGGCTCATTTAATGCCAACGGTGGCAATTACCACCTGGATTATGCTTATGGCGGCGTTAGCCTTGAGCAGATCATTAAAGACGGCTCTGGTGCTGTTCGATGTATAAGCCGTGACGGACACGACACTAAACGCAAGCTTTATAACTTTATGTCTGGTATGATAGGCGGCATCGAAGCCAAGGCTGCTCATCACGCAGTAACTGGTGAGTAATTACCATAATGCTAACGTCAACGAAAAGGTTTATATTATGAGCAAGAAGAAGCTAACACTAAAAGACATTGCCTCAGCCCAGCTATACACCGCTGGCATTGCTAAGGATGTAAAAGAGGCTAATCAAATGATGAAGCGGTTTACCCGAACGTTCGGGGACCGGAAATAGTTTAAACGAAAGGTATCACATGAAGAAGCTGTTAACACTATCATTGTTAGGTCTATTGTTGTTGTCGGGCTGTGAGATGGCTGGCGGTGCTGCCAGGGATGCACATAACCTAACCGGAGCCATCGTTGACTTAATCGACCCATTAGCCGACAAGGCTGAGTGGGGACGTATTCAACGTGAGTCCAACCGGACACAGGCTTACTTCCAAAGGCATCAGAGGTACATGAAGTAGGCATTGCCTAGGGCTTGAGCTATGGAAGGCTTGAGCCACTGGCAACGGTTACTAATATTCTATTTCGAAAGGACTTACAATGGATAAACTAACAGTACCAATGCGGTCATGCGACACCTGTTGCCGCGAGTACAACGCCAACCTCAACTGCTGTGATAAATGCGGGGATGATCAGCAGGCAGACTTAACTATCGAGGATATAATCGACCAGGAGGCTATTAATGAGAACTAAATGGACAGTCAAAAAAGACTTCAAACCAGTCACTATCACCACGGGAGGCGAAGGAGGTTCATTCCTTATCCGATGCTATTCTGGCACACAGGAAGCCAACGCCGAGTTCACCGTCAAGGCTTGTAACCACCACGACGAGCTGGTTGGGCTTGTTACCGCCTTTAAGTGGTGGTTAACTATTATTGACACCGAAGCAGGCAGGGCGTTTAATATAGATAAAAACATCGACCGAGAAGCCACCTTAGGCAATGTCGAAGCCCTGCTCAAGAAACTAAAATAGTATTTAATTTGAAAGGAACGTTAAAGATGAAACTATTTAAAGCTACAATCGAGTGTCAGCATTGTGGCGGAACTGGTCTTTATGTCGGCATGGCCGAAAGAGATGGCTCTGCCGTAGTGTGTCACCACTGTAAGGGAACCGGTAAAGTCAACCACGAGTTCAGATATACCGAGTTTACTCAAAGAAGGCCGCGATCTGATGTTAGGCGTGTTTTTCAGTCGTCCTGCGGTTATGTCCATTCTGCTGATAACGTCACAACAGAAGATGGTAAGTCCATAGAGTTCTCCAACGGCGGCGCTAGTTATGCTGACTGGCTAGGCGGGAAAAAGCCTCTGCCACTGAAGAATCTGTACTGCCCGCTTCAGTTCACAGGCCAGCAGTGGCACGCCCCGTACTGCAAAGATAACTTCTGGGGTGGAATGCTAACAGACTGCCCAGAGAGGTGCAATATGGCTGCTTGCTGGGAGCTATGGGAAAAAGACCAGTAATAACCTCCAGGGCTGGCTTTAATCGGTCAGCCCTTCCTTTAGCTCATCCACCCCCATCACATCATCCAGCAACTTCTGCCAGAGCCTCTCACAAAGCAAACCCTCCTCAAGTAACATCAGCCATACCTCGGGTCTGGTCATGGTTCACCTTAAGGAAAGTCCTGCGCCGATAAGGTGTAGGTTAGACCTAGTTCGGCGCAGGTTGAGGGCTAGTTTATCTCTGTGTAACCATATAATAATATTTCTCTGAAGGCTTTTTCCGTCTTAGCCACCACTTCAGGCTCGATTATGTTCCTTACCTTACGCAACCAGCTTGATGTGGCCTTGTATTCGGCGCGGGTGGTGTGTCTGTCTGGGTCTTTTAGTTTGATCTCGAATGCGTGGGTCATGTTCTTTCCTTGTTTGTTAGATAGATAACTAACTTCTTAGTCTTATCCGGTTTACATCCCATTAGCATGTAATAGGTACTGAAGCTAAAAGACTGTAACCGTGTCAGGTAGTGGAGGCTAGCAACCCCAATAGAATCTCGAACGAGATCATGCTGTTTTTGGTCGTGAGTTGTCACCGGTCGGACATTGCTCACTCTTTTTAGATACCCTGACATTCTGCCCCAGATTATTGTGCCATCCCGTGCTTAGCGTGGTTATGCACCTGTTCCAGAATATATATCACGTCCTTTTTTTGCTGACACAGCCGTCTTTGAAGTCAGCGGGATCTAAGTTCGTCGCCCATAAACCCTTTGAACCCGATAAGGGCGCGACCGAAGTCTACGCCCTACCGGTTTTCTATTCTTGATTGAAATCCAAAGCGGCTCCTGGGATCGAACCAGTGTCTTTCAAGCAGCCGTATCTGCTAGTCGCTAAAACCAGTCATCCGCAGACGCTGGCGGCCCTTAGATACTATCCAAGGGGAGGTTTAGTGGTTCCCTTACGACAGCCACTGCTGCCGAAGCTATTGCTTTATACACAAAACCACCTCTTGGACTTGAACCAAGTAAGGGCCAGCCAGATTGCGACTCTAGCCAGGTGGTACACCGTAAGTTGTTTACACTAGGAGCGTCAACTTGATTAACCCTAGTAAATCTGATGGTATTCGGTTTAGCTTAATGCCCTTGAGGGGGCACGGTTTCCACCGATAAACCAACGTCCCTGCACCGCTAGGACGGCATTAAGCCATGCTTCGTTACCGCCCCTAGATACGCCTGTGAGAGGTAACTCTCTATCGAGAGGCGGGGGTGGTTGTTAGTTTAATTAGGGTGTGGCTCTATTCAAATGCCTTGGGGAATGCTTCTCTTATCCAATCATTTAGTCGTGAGCCAATCCCGTCGGGGTCTTGAATAAAGCCAGCCCCATCTTTTCTTATATCTTTTCTGAACTGAGTCAGCATCCTGCCATCTACTGATGTAGAGTGTTGACGGCTATCTATGTAATCGCAAGCCGTGTTATAATCATCCTTAATCCTGTCCCAGTTGTCGTTTATAGATTTTTGCAGAATACCTAATAGAACTCCAGCCTTTCTATATTTGTTTGGTATGTCTCGCATCCTTGCCCTTTCCGGCAACCCGCATTGTTTCGGGTACCCTACTATCATTATTTTAATCTATATTTCGCTGAAAGTCAAGCCTTTTATTATTTTTTAAGGTATTTTATTGCATTTTTCAAAGATTTAGTGCTATCTCGGGCAAATCCAAGCATGCAGTTGCAATGATTACATAATAACCCCCTCACTTTTCCGGTTTTGTGGCAGTGGTCTACTGCTAACGGCTTACTCTTGGCTGGCTCAGTGCCACATATCTTACATTTGCCTTCTTGCGATCTAAGCATTCTGTCGTAATCGCCCATAGTCATACCATATAGACGTTGTAGCATCCCGCTCCTGTTGCGAGCCTTGGCTCTAGTGTCAGTTAAGTCGGAATAGTCATAGGCTGACCATGTAGGCATATACGGTATGTCTTCTAACTCTTCTGCGAAACTTTTAATGTCATAAGTTTCAGGTTGATTGAGGTTTAGCATGTTATCTCCTTGTAGTTGTATTGTTTCGGGGGCTATCTATCTACATTTTACTCTACTTTACCTCAAAAGTCAAGCCCAAACCTAAGTAAAACCTACTTTTTTCACTTTATTTTATTTTTGCCCTTGACTTCACCCCAAAAGTCCGTATACTTTCAGATATAACAAGAGGTTAATCTTAAGGAGTGTTATGAAAGTCTTAGTTGCATGTGAATTTAGCGGTAGAGTCCGTGAGGCGTTCAGGGCTAAAGGCCATGATGCCTGGAGTTGTGATTTACTGCCTAGCGATGATGATAGTCCTTATCACTACCAGCGTGATGTGTTTGATGTGTTAGGGTTTGGCTGGGATTTAATGATAGCTCACCCTCCTTGCACTTACTTGTGTAACAGCGGTGTTAGCTGGCTATACAAGAAGAATGTCCATGCACCTGGAACCTCTTTTGCCAAGAACGAGAAGAGGTGGAAACAGTTGGCTGAAGGAGCTTCATTCTTTAATTATTTACTTAACACTAATGCTGTGGATAAGGTTGCTGTCGAGAACCCAATCCCACATAAATATGCGGTTGAAATGATAGGCCGTAAATACGACCAGATCGTCCAGCCTTGGATGTTTGGCGACATGGAGCGTAAGGCTACTTGCTTGTGGCTCAAGGGCTTGCCGAAACTGGTAGAAACCAATAACGTCAAAGAGGAAATGCTGAAGCTACCTAAGAATGTCCAGCAACGGCTCCACTATCTACCACCGAGCAAAGACAGGGCAAAACTAAGATCAACTACTTTCCAGGGCATAGCCGACGCGATGGCTGAGCAATGGGGCTAACTTTATTAAGAAAGGAACTAAATCATGATCCAGCAACAAATCCGCACCCACCGCGGCACCACCACCAAGCAGGCCTACGCTAAGCAGCACGGCGTCAGCGTCAAGGCCATCACAGAGGCCGAGGCAGGCAAGTGCTCACTCAGTTTGTACAGCAAGGTGTTTGGCCCCAATGACTACCCTGTCAAGGGTGACACTATCACGGCATGGCAATATGACCGAGAGCATTTCTTGCTTCGGAGCTATCATCACTTCGACGTGGTTAAGGCTACTGAAGACGTTGTGGAATGCACTTGTGGCGATATGGTGGAAGGTGTATTAGGTGGTCTTGAGCCGGAACATGAGCTTGTGCTTCCGAGGGATAAGTGGAACTTCGAGATAGTTGAGGCTGATTTAACTAATTGAAAGGTGATGTTATTGATGGAATCTACCAGAGCAATCAGAGACCGTATTAAAAAAATGAGAGGCGAAGAAATGAAATGTATGAAATGCAAAAAAACAATTCACTTTTGGCAGAAGGCGTATAAAATGTTTTCCTTCGACTATATTGCATGGCATTGGGCGTGCCAGTACCCTGACGGGCAAACAGAAGAAGATGAACAAAAACAGGCTGAACGCAAAATGTTCGCCATTAGAACTTTCGGGAGGACTTAAAATGGGCTTATTAGATTTAAAGAGAAGGAAGGCTGGCATCGACCAAGAGCTAGTGGATGTAAGGAGGCGAATTAAATTTGCTAAATCAGAGGAGCAGGCTCTGCTGTCCCGCCGCGGAGCAATAAAAGGCCAAATTACGGTTCTCCAGAGAGACCTGATTGTCTCTGACCATGCTATTGTAAGGTACATGGAAAGAGTTGCTGATATGGATATAGAATCCGTTAAGCAAGGTATTGTTGAAAGAATCGAGGGATCAGTCAGAGCGATAGGGGCGGGCAAATTCCCGTTAGGTGACGGATTGCAGGCGGTAGTCAAAGATAATGTCGTTGTAACTATCGAAACATGAGTAGTCCATGGAAACATTCTGGCCTCAGCTTGACTTTGGCCGAATATCTTGTATAGTTATTATAGCAGTTAACTAAAACTTATTTTAGAAAGGTATCAAATGAAGACAGAAACAATGCACAAAGTAGAGATTGACCAGGTATCACAGAAGTACGACGGCCAGAACAACCTTGTCAAGGAATCACGCGAAGAGCTGGTTGGTGCCCGCTTTGGCGGTTCAGACAAGTTTGTGGCTGCATACAAGGCTATGAGAGAGCTTGACCCTGACGACAAGCTTGACATCAGCACCTTGGAGGTAAGCGTAGACGGCAGTATGTTTCGCGGCTAAGGAGCAGTATGGCGTATCTGATTTCGACCTAGAAGCCGTCAAGCACGTCAATAAGGTGGCTACTGAGGTTATGTCTTATGCCATGGGCCCAGTTGAGGTCAAGTCCAGACATGACCCTATTCCTGTCGGCGACTGGCCAGCCCTGCCCTACCAGCCAGAAGTAGGCGATGTGGTGGAGTTTGAGTGGGGCGGCAGGGCGCTAAAAGGCATTGCTTTTGGGCATGGCGGGTCTAAAAATTTAGATATAGCCATCCACAATCCTGACGGTGCTGTGTATACAGCCTCGAACGCCGTGTCTATTAAGAAGATAGGGTCTACCAGCAAGATGGATGGTGTCGAGTATTACACTGAAGCTAATCCGGTTGTTATGGCCTACTTCGCCCAGCCCACCTTCACCGGCACTTACGCCGAACGCCAGGCCCAGTGGGTGGCTCATCATAACCTTAAGGTAGGTGACAAGGTTAAGGTGGTGCGTGGTTTTAAGGACGGCGATGACGGTGCTCGTATTATTTGGTACGACAACAAAAAGATGTGTACTGGTAAAACTTACACTATCAGGTCGATGGCAGGTGGTGTGCGGCTTGATACTGGCATAAGGCATGTATCATGGTTCCCCTATACAGTCCTAGAGCCAGTAAAGGATTAAGTCCTTATACCGAAAGGTGGCGGGGCGAATACTGAGTAGCATAATTGGCAATGCACTGGCGATAGCCTTTAAGATGTGGGTTCGAGTCCCATCTCAGTTTTAATGACATTTTGTCTCCTTTCTTAGCTGGCATGGGTTTCCAGACCTGTGCCAGTGAAAGAGGAGAACTAACGAAAGGAATAACATGAAGTGGATTACAAAAGACGAAGTTAAAGATGCCGCTAAGGCAGGCAAAATGGAAGCCCTGAAGATGTTACTCAAGCACCATGAGCAGGGGCGGGATTGTACCAGAGGTGAGTTGGTGGATGGCTGGGACGATGATAAGTTCGATCTTGGTGGCGGGCTATGCGCCTGTTGTGCCTTTTCGCGAGAAACGAAAGCTGGCGAAGCAGACCAATGTAGCATATGCCCACTAGCTGGCAATAAACCTGAACAAGGCACTAACGCGAATTGCTGTAATGGCACATGGACTGCTGCCGATAAGGCACTGGGGCGTTATATGTCCGACCCATCCCCAGCCAACTTCCTCTCCTTCCAGCAGGCTGAAGGCAAGGTCTGTGAGTATATTGAGGGTGTGATAGAGAAGATTAAGGCTGAGGATGATAAGCCGGAGTTGAGGCATGGGGATATAGATAAGCACGGCCATATTTTTGTTAAGCTCGAGTCATGGTTAGGTTGTGACGACTTAGATTATAAACAGGTGGTATTGACCCCTACTGGATTACTAAGTAATATAGACGGCAATGACATGGTTGGCAGAGGTATCATCGGCAACATCTTCGACGACATAGCCAGCAGGGATAAGAAGTCGAAAGTAGAGCTGGGTAATTTCGATATGAGCTGTGATGACCACTGTGGTGGCGAAATAAGTGTAAGCTGGAACGACCAGGATGGAAAAGGTTTCCATATTAATGTCAGAAAAGGTGGCGAAGACGCCTTCTTGACTGTGGCAGCGAAAGACTTCCATGAGAAGCTAGGGCGAATGATAGCCACGAAGGAGCAGGAATCATGACTGAAGACGTCTTAGACGCCCTGCAAGACCTCGTCCAAAGCTGGGAAGACGGTGGCTGGGAGTGGAGTTCACAGAGGTTCAAGCACAGCCAAGCGAAGATGGAGGAGCTGATTATGCTGTTGGAGAGTAACGGACGTGTGATTAGGCGACAGGTAGGAGTAGAGCTATGAGCATGGAACGATGTAGCTGGTGCGGTAAGGATGTTGACACTGACTTCAATGTCGAGGGTGAGTACCACCACGACGACCACGACGGGATATATTATGTTTGTGAAGAATGCGAGGAATAGCAATGGTAAACGAACACAAAGAAGGCTACAGCTGGTCGAGCCTGTCTCAATGGGATCAACCACCAAAGGATGCGATTATAAGAACCAGAGATGTTGGCGAAGGACCAATCAAGACTTATTGTCGCTTCATGCTGGTCGAGAAAACAGACACTGGATATGGTTATCTTAGGAGTAAGTATGTCCCTAAATGTGCCGTGAATGTTGAAATACTAAGACTAGCCGGAGAGTGGTAATGTGTGACCCCAACTCCCAAGACCCGCCCGAACCTGTCCGTGAGTGTGAATCATGCGGGACTAAGATTAAGAACGGGCGTTGCTCGTATTGTGATGTTGAATGGAATTCAGATGAAAGGGTAGAATAATGAAGATTAGGCCAAAAGTGCCACAGCCGAGAAAAGACGAGGTTAATTATGCACATTTAAAAGACGGGACGACGTTTATTTATCGCGGGAGCCTATGCTTTAAGGCCGACGTGGAAGGGCACCAGTTAGGCATATGCCTTGGGAAGTCGACCGAGGGCGACTGTAGTGGAGTTGATTGGTATGACGAGATGTGCGGGCAAATGGTTGTACCGGTTGACGTTGAGCTGAAGTGGTCATACAAGAAACAGCCCTCCAAAAAGAAGCCTAAGAAATGATTATCTCCTGCCCCCAAGGCTCACCTGAATGGCACTACCTCCGCCTCGGCACTGTTACGGGAACAGGCTTTGCCAAGGTGCTGTGCAAGGGCAAAGGCCGTGGGGACTACATGGACGTCTTGGTCGAGGAGCTACGTACCATGAGCCCTAGAGAGGCTTACGTCAGTACCCACATGGAGCATGGCACAGCATGGGAGCCTATCGCACGTCTAGTTTACGAGGCGGTGACGCAAAGGACGGTTGACGAGGTAGGGTTCATTATCAAGGATGATTACATCGGAATATCACCTGATGGGTTAGTAGGAGACTGTGGTGCTATAGAAATCAAGTGTCCTTTACTGTCAACTCATCAGGGATATATCGAGAAGAACCGGTGTCCACCTAAGTATAAGGCGCAGGTGCAGGGCATACTCTGGGTGACTGGCCGGAAGTGGTGTGACTTTATGAGTTACTGCCCTACAGCCAAGCAGCGGGTACTGATCGTCAGGGTAGAGCGGGATGAAAGCTATATAAGGAACCTAGAAAATGAAACTAATAAATTCGTGGCTGAACTTAAGGAGAAAATTAATGGCAGCGTGCATAGGAACATGTAATTGTGGTAAATCGAAAGGAACTAAGATGAGTACAGAACTAGACGCAAGAATCAAGCAGAATAAGGCTGACCAAGAGAAGCTGGCTGAAGAGGGGCGGAGGCTGGAGGCGGAGAAGGATAGATTGGTGCTGGGCGATTATGGCACTGATGAGAAAGGGGAGGTTTTATTGATAGTTGAATACCATGGCTGTATGGAATGGGAGCTTACATCAATGAACCGCCAAGGTGCTTCGTGCGGTGCAATAGGCAGAGATGGCAGGCACATGACAAGGGAGTTTACCAAAAAGGGCAATGTTTACAATGACACAATCTAAGAAAGGCTAAATCATGAGCATAGACGCAAGAATAGAACAGAACAAAGCCGACCAGCAGCGACTCCAAGAGGAGGGCGAACGGCTGGAGCGGGAACGGAAGGACAGCGAGGTTACTTATTCGATTGGGGATAGGTTTGTTTATTCCGCGAATGGTTGTTGTAAGGGAGATAAATGCCTCCTTGTTAATGTATCAGGGCGTGTAGCCATGATTGCATTAAAGTCTGGCGGATTTTTCTCTTATAATGAGAATCCAAAACGCCAAAGCCATATCACTACAGAAGAGTTTCGCCGTATATCTAGTGGTAACTTCACCCGCTACTGGGACGCCCGAAAGCAGTGTAAGTGCTAGAATAGGAGGTGACCGGCACATAAGCAAGAGTGGAACTAAATGGAAACTAACTTAATCAAGGAAAGAAATATGAAAGCACCAGACGATAGACCTAAACGTGACCCGTTCCCAGCAGGGACATATAATGCTGTATGTTACGGCGTTATAGACATGGGCACACAACATGTACCAAGTAAGCTGTACGGTGATAAGGATAAACGACAGGTTCGCGTACAGTGGGAAGTGCCAGCCTTACGGGTGAAGTACGAGAAAGACGGCAAGGAACTGGAAGGCCCGAAGGTAATCGGCAAGACGTATATGTTCAGTACGTACAAGAAAGCTAAGTTATTTGAACACTTGACTGCTTGGGGGTTAACTGACCTCGACAAGCTTGAGATAGAGACATTGATCGGCAGAGGTTGCATGTTGAACGTAGCCCATACACAGGCTGATGACGGAGATACCATCTCTTATATCTCTTCAGTGATGCAGATGCCTGCTGGCAGTGTGTCACCGCAACTAGAGAACCCAGAGATGTACTACTCCGTCGAAGAGCATGGTAAGGCAATACCAGAGACCATGTACCCTTGGCTTAAAAAGAAGATTGAAGAGTGCAAGGAGCTTAATGAGGATAGTCCTTCAGCTGCCCCTGCCCATGCACCGGATGTGCCACCAGCGACAGATACGACTGACTACGCGGACGAGAATATTCCTTTCTAAACTAGACGCTTTCTCCACGGCGGCCTCGGTTAAAGACTAGAGTCTTGAAGAGCTGGGGTCGCCACTATTGAAATACAGTTAAGACTGAGGTGTAATATGAGCCAAGAACTAATACAAAACGTAAAGAATATGCAGTTACTGATCCAAGCCATCACGGTTGAAGGTAAACGAAGCGAAGATTTAATCAAAGCTAAAGCCACCTCTGCCTTTGAATATGACATGAAGCTGGCGGTGACAATGGCTAGGCTGAAGCTCGAAGGCAACCCTACTACCACAGTAGAGAAGCTGGCTAAAGGCAACAAAGAAGTAGCTAAGGC